CTTCGACTCTTCTTACTTCTTTAAGCAAGTGAAGTATAGACCAGTCATGCTTTTGACTCATAGTCGGGATGCTCCTTTGGTAGTTTGTGTACTCTGCGTTGTAGTAGATTTCCTATAAGGCTAGACACGTTGTCTGCCGCCTGTTTAACTCTCTTCTTACTATGTTCGTCCTTACCCATTTCTCTTAAGACCGGGGCTATGTCAATTTCGCTCATGATGTGTAAGAGGATTTCATACTCTGCGTGGGTGATTGTTTTCGCTCTCATAATGTCGAGACGGACTATATGTATATAAGACTTTAGAATAACTCTCTTCTGCCTTGTTCCTTTGCTGTTTTCATTCTATGATGATTCGCACATAGAGGCTCGCACTTTGCTACCTCTTCCATTATCGTGTCCCAACCGTAGCCGTCAGAGACTAGATGAGATATGTTCGCAACTTTTTGAGAAGGGTCAAGATGATGAAAGTCAATCGCTTCGGGGTCGTCATCGAATCCACATACAGCACATGAAACTTGAGCCTTGTATTCATCCCACTTACGTTTGATTTCTTGCTTTCTAGCCTTAACCCTAGAACGCATTAATTCCTTGTTCTGATGGTAATACTTGCGTTGGTATTCCCTGTTATATTCCCTACGTTTCTTAGGGTCCTTGTAGGGCATTGAACCGTACAGTAAAAGACGTGGCTCTTAACTGTGTTTTTCTTTGTACTCTTGAGAGGCGAATAAACTGTCTAACATTTGTTGGCGAGTCATAACACCTAATGGTCCAATGTTCCTAGTGTAATGTTTCTTACCACCTAGGTCTACCTCTCTTCCTAGAACTGCCAAGTAAGCCTTCTCTACGAAGTCCTCTGCGGACATATCCATAGGGTCAACACTTGGTAAGTCGATGTTACCTTTTGATACCTTTACTTCTACCACTTCTTCAACGGTTTCTTCATCATCCGGGTAAAGATGATTTGTTAGTCTCTCTATAAGGAGAGCCTTAGTTCCGTCTGTTGTTAGTCCATGTTCCTCACACAATGCTACAAGGTCTGCTTTCAATAATGACTGTAATTCATCGGTCATATCGGTAGTGTCAGAGATGATGGTTTATGACTATCACGGTTCAAGACCATACTCAAGTAGTTGAATAGAGCCATTTGTAAATGCTTCACGTAGAGTTATGGTATTACAGACTTGACTCTCGAAGAATGAGCCGACTGGTAAAGTTGCGTACAAGAATTGACTTCCTAATACCTCGGCTTTGTAAGGGGTTGCGTTGTTCACTGTTCCATTGATTGTGAAAACATAGAAGTTACCATCGTCCCATTTTGCTTCTTTCTTTTCGATAACACCGCCCACCCAATAACATTCATCCTCGACCCAAGGGAAATAACTTGTCGGATATTTAGCGGGTGATGTTACTATGACTGTCAATGAAGCAGACCAAAACACCATCATTATGGTGATGGATATAGCCTTGAACATCTGTCGCCTATCTCTCACAACCTAGGGTTGTCGGTGCGGTCAATAAGCGAAGGGTATTGAACCGTTTCAGTTGTTGATTTCGTCATACACTGATGCGTACACAAAGACTGCTTGTGGTCCTACTACGTCTATAACTAAGATGTTCTCTTCTCCGTATGTCTCAACTAGATGAGAAGGTCTCATGCCTACTGCTTGTCCTTCTAGTGCTACGCCGTTTGAAAGGAAGGGTGTAGAACCTCTGCCGCTTTCGTCATTAAGGTCTTGGCGGCTTCCTCTCCAAGAGCCTAGTATTGGTTGAGTCATGTGGTCGAACCAACCCATGAATACTCTCTCTTCTCCGTCGCTGTCTATGTGTGTCTGGTATGTCGCTTGGTTGCTCATGTTCTATCGTAGAGGGATAGGGTATATAATATGTTCGTTATATGAATTACTCATTCCATCGTATCGCCAGAGAGTGTTGAGACTGATAGCCTATACAATCTCCTTCCTTATCTCCACCCATACCTTTCTTCGGGGATTCTATCTCAACTGCCTTTGCAGTTTCAGACCTCATCATTCTAACGAAGTGATAGTCCGAACCATCTGCCCCGGTAGACCCGGTTAAATCGGGTGTGGTTAAACTACGGGTGTTCATCAAGTCGACAAACTTCTGATACAATTGCCAATGTTTCGCTCTGGTGTCAGCATAGAGAGTTACGAGCATAAATTGGGTTGCTCTTTTATTCAACGTACTTCCTTCGGTCAGATGAATTGGGTCAGAGTTTCCATACGAAGCCATAACTGCGATTTGAAATGTCTTTTGACGCTTAAACTCAAGCCATCCAGTATTGACTAAAGGTGTCCATGTTCCATCGGGTGAGACCATGTGGTCCTCGATAAGAGTCTTGAGGAACGTATGTGGGTCGGTTGAAGGCACACCTGCGTCAGTTATCGCCATCAAATATCGTCTCCATACACGCTAGGAACATCTCACATTTACTGAAAGCCCGTTCAGTAGAAGTTGTTGTAGTTGGTTCTGTATTGTCCATAAGTAGCCACCCCCATTAATCCCATTTTTTGAACACGCTTTAACATTTCCATATATTCTTTTTCACTACTAGCAAGCAGTGGTCTCCAAAACTCTTTCATACGCTCAGTACAATTCTCATCATTCAATGCTGCTCTCGCACATTGACGAACAACAAGCAGTATCGTAGCCATCTTCGCTTCGATAGGTGGTGATGCACTTCCGTAGGTGTAGACTACTTTCAGATATTGTCGTAGTGATTCAGCCCAAGGCTGATGAAATCTAATGATGCCCGCTTCGCCATCGTCTAACCAATAATCATGAGTTGAACGAATACGCCCTGCGTCTAAGACTGTTTCATTCCCAGTAGCGTCAACAGTCGATATGGAAGTGATTGCGGCCACTGGTCTCTTAGAAAGGCTGAGATGGCGAAGTGAGTAATGAATATCAAAATACTCTGTTTCTGTTTCTGTACCCGCTAGTTGTCTACCTGCGTAGGCATCAACCATACGAGAAGCGTTGGTTATCATGGATGCTATTTGGGTGTCGTTAGGACCTATCCCTTCGGAAAAGTCTACACCTGCATACATCTCAATATCTGCTAGAGTGCAATAGTCTATGGCGGCCATGTCTATACCTTACGCTAAGTGGGTATTAACTAATCCGAAAGGAAGAGGCCGAAGCCCCGTTCCTTACGATTACGGTTAGCCTATTCAGACTGTGTTGATTCCAACAACTTCGCATATTGCTTCGCCATATCTTACTGCGAATGCAACATCTTGTTTTGGTATCAATACGAATCTGTCTTTGGTTGGTTCGTCGTGGAAACCTATGCTGAATCTTCTTTCTGCAACGGTTGAGTTACCTACGATTGGGCTACGGACGTGAGTCAAGATAGCACTTGTGAAGGTAGCAGATGAACCAGAGTCAGATGTACCGTCAACTGCTTGGTTGACTGGTATAACACCAGTAGCGAAAACACGGATTCCGTAGATTCGTCCTACTTCTCCGTTAAGGATAGTAGCCGCAGGTCCATATTTATCAACTGTCTGAAGTTCCGTTAGTCCAAGAAGTTGAACTTCGAGATTTCTGGGGACTATGAATGCTAAGTCCTCTCTGTTGTCTGAGTAGACACCAAGGTTGGAGATAGCACTTCTCATGTGAGATAGAGCGAATGTTCCGCTTACTGTTACATCAGATGCAGCAGCACTCTTTCTGATTCCGTCGAACACTAATAGGTAGTCGTTCTTTTCAGAGCCAGATGTAACGCTGATTCCACCAGTGTTAGATGAAGCGTGGTATGCACCCATGATGTTGTTCGCTAATGTTGATTCAGTGTCAGCGTTTAGGAACAAGTTTGCTTCGTTAAATGCTAAACGAGATGCTATGTCCTCACGTAGAACTGAAAGTAATCCTTCTACACCGTATGCTACTAGGTAGTTTCCGATTGGAATGTTAGCCATCATAGTCTTAAGTTCCAAACTGATTTCGTTTGTTCCTTGACGTGATTCAGTAGGTGTGTCACCAGACTCAGTGTTTGTAAGAGTCTGTTGGTGAAAGTCAATACTGCCAGTTAGTTTTGGCACTTTCACAATTCTTCGGCTCATTGGCATGGCCGGAAGTAAACTTCTCATGAAGTTTCTTTCGTAAACCAATTCAATGATTTCTTCTGCGGTCTCTGTCGGTAGGAATGTCGCACCAGTAGAGGAAGCCGCACCTGCTAGAGCAGCCTTTACTCTCTCTACGACATCCGTAAACTCAATTTCTTCTGTTGTCATATTTTTTCACTTCCTTATTTATTGGGTTTCAGACCCCGCTCCTATCATCTAAGCGGGCTGATAACCAACCTGCTAAACCGACCATGCCCGGAGACACGTTTGGTTGGGGGTCGAACTTTGTTACACCAGTCTTTTTCTTTGGTGTTGTTTCATCAGCAACAAGCGACTTACGTGCCGCCTTTGCTTTTGTTGGTAATGCGATAGGCAAGTCGCCTACCACATCTGCTAGTCTCTTGGAAACTTCTGCCTCGATTTCTGCTTCTTTCTCAGCAGTGGCTTTCTCTTCCATAAGAGATGAAATGGTTTGGTCTTTCTCCGCAAGTAATGTTTTCAGAGATTCTTGCTCGTCTAACATAGTTGACATGTTGTTAACTGTTTGGTCCATGTCTGCTAATGCTTTTACAACTTGCATTAAAACTTCAACAGTTGAAGGTAAATCAGATTTTTCTTCTAACTCTTCTTCAACTTCTTCTTCAAGGTCGTCCTCTGCTGCTTCTTCTTCAACCAATTCTTCGGTTGCTTCTTCTGCTGCTTCTTCGACTTCCTCATCTTCTGCTTCATCCTCAGCCTTTACAACTGTCTCTTCAACAGGCATAACTGCCTCGATAGGATTCTCTTCTGCGTCCTCAAGGATAGTTTTTTCCTCAAGTTCGTCGTCTGTTATCTCGATGTCCTCTGCGGTCATTGAACTGTTGGATGACACGACGGGGGTATTAAGCAACTCGGTTGAGATACCTTTCTCTTCGAAAGCCTCTAGGGTTGCTTCAAGTATAGATAATCGGTCAACCAATGCCGAAAGGATAGATTTCATGCCGTCATCATCGTCCGGTTTGTAATATTCTTCTTCTTCATCATCATGGTCCATGTCCATGTCGGCTTTTCCAAATGTCAAATAATAATTACTATCATCTTCTTCAATAGCAACTATGTGCTTCTCTTCAATACAAGTGCAATCACCTTCACAAGTGCAAGATGTCTTTTTGTCAGAACAAGTGCAAGAATGTCCACCGTCGCAGTTTTTCTCTTCACTACGTAGTACCGTAGCGTGAACCTTTGGCTTAACCTCGAATTGAGAATATTTGTTTGAATCGTAAACTTCGTCGATACTGAAATCAACATTTGCTATATCTGAACTAAGGAGCGACTTCTCTACGGAAAATAACGCACCGGGGGAAGCGGGTACATCAACAACCGAAGTTTCTAACCATTCGATTTCTGTAAACTTCATGTAGCATGAATCCTCATCCTTACATTCTTTGACAGCAGCCTTAGCAATAAATCCAATTGAGAACGCTCTTAACATACCCTTTCGAATCTTTCTAGTAATATCTTTCTCGCCATTATCAATACGTGCTACACCTATTGGTACAGAGACGGTTGAACCATCGGGTTTCTTGAATGAACCCATTGATACATCTTCCATAACACCAATGACACCGTATGTCTTAGAATGGTTGTATAAGATAACTGGGTTCTTACGGTAGCCTTCCCATGCTGCTATGATTGCCTCATTGTCTACCAATTCATTATGTCTATCTAGCATATCGTCGTCTCCGACATATACTGGTCCCTTGATTCGAACATCAGAACCTTTGTCATCTCCGATACCTTTCATAGTTACGAAAGGTGTCTCTACACGGTAGAGGATAACCGCTTCGGTTTCGTCCCCCTCTAATGAGTCAAAGAGCCTGTGGTCTCGAATCAGCGTTGCCGATAACGTGTCCATGTTTCAGTGGTAGGACACGTCATGGTTAATGAGTATTAACTTATGATTAATGTTCCAAGAGTCCGGTAGATGGTGAACAAGTATGAGAGAAACAATGTCTGCATATGAATGAAAAGTAGAACACACCTTCAAAGAGTTCCGATTCATTTCTCACTATGTTAAATTGGTTGCTGTCACATTCTGGTTGGTCGCAT